ATACGAACTTTCTTCTTCAGTGTTTGTAGTGTATCATCACTACGAACTATAACTTCAGATAAGTTACAAAATTGATAAGGTCTAAGTATTATCTCAGAACAAGGGTTTGTACCCCATGCATGACCTGTTTCTCTTCTTCCGTTTTTTGCAACTTGCTTGTCTGATGCTTCACGATTAAACATGCCACGCTCACCAGACTTTGATTCATACAGAGATACCCATTCACGCATAAACGTACCCATCTCTGGTTTATTTTTGTAGGACACACTATTGTTTGCCAAAGCTCGTTGCCCTTCTGTATCATACCAATTACCAGATTTAGCATGTCTCATCTGATCATCACCAAGATTAGATAAGCTGATTAGTGCAGATCTTCTAACACCACCAACTACAACTACTTGCCCAACCTTGCACATAATATCGTGACATTCTATTGGATATAGTTTGCGACCACTAGCTTTCTTAAATGTATTTACTGTAAAATCAAATAGCTCAACTAGTGGTTCAGCACCAGATGCTCTGCCCCCCATAACTTTTAGTTTTGCTCCTGCAGGGCGAACTAACGACACATCCCATGTAGGTATCTGACCAGAGTAAAGTAATGCAACTAACTCTTTATAAGCTTTTGCCCATCCCATTCGACTATCTGCAACACTTATAATCGTATCGCTTTGATGAAAGTTTTCAGCAATGATTGGTAGTTTATCTACATTCTCTCGTTCTACGGAGAACCCAACACCTGTCCCACACATAAGTATATACATGCACTCATCAAAAGCTCTAGGATGATCAACAGGAATATAACTACAGTTATACCCACAGATGTTATCTCTGGTCAATGCTTCTCCTGCAGTCATCATTGCTCGCATAGATGGCATTACCTTCAGTTCTAATATATGGTTTCTAAGTGACGAATACAAGCCTATGTTGTGTCCATCTATATCAAAGTTATGCTCATTCTTTATATGGTTTGATACATAACCTAAATATCTGTCTACTGTTTCATCCCAATCTTCTCGTCTTTTCTCCTCTTCGTTCCATCGAGCGTATCGTGACTTGTGTATAAAATCTTGGTATGGTGTTGGTAAATTCTTCATGCCCCTTCTTTTCCTTTCAATTCTTGTTCCATTTTTATTTCTATTAATTTTTGCAGATACCATTCTGCTTTTCTCAAATCTTCTACAGCATTGTTCTTGTACCTGTATCTCCACAGGTATTTGATTACTACTCCTTGTAGGTAGTATTCAAACCCACTGTTTGTTGCTGATTCGATAGCGTCAATACATTCTATCTTATCTTGATTATAATGTGGTGGTTGGTTTACCATGTCTCTTTTCATTGTTTTTTCCCAAAGTCTACTTTTATTACGTTATCTTCCATTGGTACAAGTTCCCTATTTTTAATGCGAACTATTCCCATTTTTAAAATCATATTTAAATCTATATCAATCATCTCTAATATTCCTTCTTGTGCTATTGCAGCCGAACATGGGTTCTTATCATCATGTATTCCTGTAGTATCATATGCAGTAAGTGTAAAAGAATCTTCATCTACCTTATTTAATATAATATAGTATCTATCAGGCAACAAAGTTAATTTCTCTACTTGTCTTTCTTTTTCTTCATCACTCATTTTTTAACCACTCTCTAGGCACAGCCTTTTCTGCCCATTCAAATCCATGTTTGTTACACCAATCACCATACGTTGTATTACTATTTTTGTATAGTTTATTATTTGCATTTCCAAATACAAATCGAATATCACAGTCCGGGTGTTGTTGTTTTACAAGCAACATCTTAGATCTGTCCTCTCGTGTTAATCTGCCTTTTGCTTCTATGTATATGTCTGTCTCTGGTATGTAGAAGTCTGGAGTGTAGTGTCTAACTTTAGGAACATAAGGCAACCTAATTGTTTCATACTTAAACTTGCCACCTTCTTGAGACATCTTAACGGCTAATATTTTTTCAAATTGTGATCTGTATACTGGCATTACGAAAACGTCTCCCTTATGTATTCCATTCTTGTTGTTAACATCTTTGCCACTTCTGGGGAGTGTTTTTCTAAATTCTCTAGCTCTCTTTGAAACGGTGTAATCGGAAGACATATAATAGTTTGACTCCATAATTTTTGTTGTATATCTTTAAATTCTTTTAAAAGAGTTGCTTTATCCCTTGATTGTGTATCAGATTTTAAATGTCCTTTGGCCGCATAATTTTCTCGCAACGTCACTGGTATGCCTTTAAGATGCCCTCTTAGAACTGCTAACATTCGACCACCTCCCATTTCTTTGCGTGACTCTACATACATGCAAGCCATGTGAGGATTCATCGTCAATAATTCTATATCATAATCGTTGGTATATACTAAAGGCATTACAAACTCCTTTGTGCGTACCGAGTGTACCAAATCTGTGGTGGAGACTTTGCCTTTGATGTAATCTTGTTTTCAAGTCTAGCATCCTCCCAACAATGTTTTTTATATTCACAAAAAGAACAAAGCTTGGGCATCAATCTATTTTTAGTGCGTACTATCTCTCCGTCTTTTTTGTACGTTTCCCAACTGTCTTTTAGTTTTGCCTTTTTAAAATCTGCTTTCTTTACAACTTTGACTATATTATCAGCCTGTTGCAAAACTCTTTTTCTTTCACTTATATCTTCTGGGGCATCTACAACAGCCCACTCACCTGTTGACTTGTTAATTACAATCCAACCACCAAAAGGCATGTTGTTTGCTTCTCCGTATAGATGACCTTGAACGATGTATCCAAATGCATCATCTTCTTTTATCTTATCATATCCATTTTTAAATTTGTGATCAAAAGAATAGGGCGATGCAGATTTGATGTCCCAAACCTTTTTTGTCCCATCTTCATCTATGATAACATCTAATGTTCCCTTTATGTTTTCTTTATCCAACACAATAGAACAAGGCTTTTGTTCTCCAACAACATCTATTCCTGCAGCTTTGATAACAAGCATAGCAACTGCTTCGATTAAATCACCGAACAGGAAACGCATTATATCGTTGTAAGAACTTTCTTTAGGACAGTCTTGCATGCTGAGTATCTGTTGACAGACAGGTCTGCCTATACCAGACATCCTTAGTTTAGCACCTTCTCGTTTACTAAACTGTTTTTTTATAGCAGTTTCGCAAGAATCTTTGAACTCTTGGATAAGATGATCAGGGAGTTCAACTTCTCCCTGACCAGCTTTGTCTAAAAACTCCTGTATACTAACTAGCAACAGCATCGAAGTCTTTGGAAAGGTCTGAATCCTCTTCAGATACATTACCTTTTAAAGCTTCGTTGTATTGCTTTATAACATTAGCATTTGCAGCATCGATGGTATCTTTGAACATTCTTATTAAAGTTTTATCCTCATCGGATAGAGAAGTCAAAGACTTACCTTCAGTTGGGACAGGCACAAAAAATGTAACAGATCCCTTTTTCATTTTAGACGTTTTTAAATCAATCCAAATTCTTTGCATGATTTTTTTCTGTTTGTTTAAGCCATTTATAAAATTGTTGATTGGCATAAACCCAGACTTTTTAAAGTAACTAACAATGGGTAGATTGTCTAATTCTACATCATTGCCATCAGCATCCTTCATCTTGCCAGATAACACTCCGTAAACAACTTGATTACACGTGACTGCTTTAGATGTAATCAATCGAGGATCATCATCTGGTAGAGTTTCTGCTTCTTCTTTTGCTAGGCGACCACACTTATTGCCACCTATTGTGTCTGCAAAGTCTCCAGACAAACTTGCTTTTTGTACAGAGTTACAAATAGGTTTCCCCTCATCTGCATCAAAAAGCGACCACATGAACGATCGCATAAACACACGTAGTTTGACCTCTGGTGAGTACAAGTATCGTCCATCATACCAGACTCTCCAATCACCTTTTTTAAGAGTTTGTCCAGCATCAGTTTCAGTTTCATAATTTATAGCCAGTTTAGACAACTCACTTTTGACTTGTCCATCGTCCTGACCTGTTAGTTGCATCAGAGCTTGATCATCGTCATTCTCTAACGCTTCGACCATCTTATCGAACTGGTCGTCTATTGTTGCTAAATTATTTATTTTAATTTCTCCTTATAAGAAAGTTAGCGATAAATTTATTCTACAGGATAAACAACGTTGGTGTCAAGCCAATTCTTACCTTTTTTTATTTCTATTTCAACAGGCATTAAGTAGTTGATTTTGTAACGTTTTTTAAGATCGGCTGCAACACCCAACATAGAAACTTTTAAAATTTCTATAACATGTAGTTCTTCATCTGGGTGACAGTCAACTACGATTGAGTCGTGTACCGTATTACAAATTATAGATTTATATGGTCGTAATCTTTTCTCTAATTCAACCAAACAACAGGGCAAAATATCAGCCGTTGCAAATCCTTGAACAGGGTAATTACAGATAGCAGTTCTGTTTGTTGCAGTACCCCATTTTGTCCATTGTGTATCTGGGAAACAATATCTGCGACCAGATGGTAGCATGATTTGTTTTGTCTGTACTGCTTCTTTCTGTAAGTCTTCATGCCAATCTGTTACACCTTCATACTTTTTCTTAAATGCTCTGTAATACTTTTGTTGTTCTGGTGTTCCTGTAGTGCCACCGTACAATGGTTTGAATGTATCTGCTTTTGCTGTCTGTCTATCACAACCAATGACAGATGCTGTGTATGAATGTACATCAACACCTTCTCTTACATCTTTATATATTTGCGAATCATCTGCAAGAAACCCTGCAACTCTAAACTCCAACTGTGAATAGTCACCTTCAATGATCGACCCACCTTCAAACCTGCTCTCCACAACCTTGCGTATACGAAACGTAGATCCACGTGGCATGTTCTGAAAATTTGGGTTTCTTGACGATAGACGACCTGTAGCAGTAATGCACTGCATAAACTCTGGATGTATGAAATTATTCTCATCAATGTTATTCTCCATTCCTTCTACAAATGTACTAAGATATGTACGCAAAGCCGAGTATCTTACGTACAACTCAACGAACTCTTTGGCTTCACCTTTTAAAGATGATAGCATACCATCAAGAGTTGTCTTATCTGTTTTAAATCCTGCCTGTGCAACATCCTTTGTATTTCTTGGTACGATACGCAATCCTGCAACTTGGTTACTTTGAGAATATACAACACCTGTTGCATTACAATTCTTACACAACCTGTTTGCTTTACCCAACTGTCCATTCTTTAGTTTAAATCTTAAACGACCTTCACCTTCACATGTTCCACATTGATACCCTGTTGTCTTTTTGATTATCTGTGTGTTGTTTCTTATGGCCGCAGCAAAATTAGTTTTGGACATTGGCTTACGCATCTTTATCTTTTTGGTTGCACCACGCATCTCATGTCCAATGTTAAACATCCTTGCCCAAGTTTCTTTGTTGTTTATCTTTCGTGAGTAAAACAACATTGATCTATCATCTGCACTATTTAAATTTATTGGTGTGTCGCCCATAACATCACTAACAATTTCTTTGAGACGTTTGTCTATTGTTGTTAGCTCATGTTCATACTCGTTGCGTATCTCATCCAATGTCTCTAAATTTATTTTTATTCCTGCATGTTCTATCTTTGCAAGAACATCTGTCATGTCAAGCGACAAACGCAGTGTCGGCAATAGTTTCTTCATCTCCAAATAACTCCTCAAATGTTGTGCCAAAGGCTTCTAATTGTTTTAATGCAACTTGCTCAGTTGCTTCAACGTCTGCTATACCATACTCTTCTATTATATCATAAGGTATCTCATAAAATGTTTTACCATCTTTTAGGTATCCGTCAACAAGACTTTTCTTTTTTAATGCACCGTAACGTTCAGCTACACTTTGTAATCCTAAACTCCAACGCCTTGAAGACGAAAGGACATATTCAGCAACCATAGTATCGTAAAGGTGATTGTCATAGACAAAACCACAATCACGCAACCAAGTAATGTCAAACTTAATATTGTGACCGATGAGTACATCAACATTTCGCAAAGCATCCTGTAGTATTTCATTGCCTTTGAAGTCAGGCTTCCGAACAGAATGATTAAAGCATAAGTAAGAGGTAAAGCTATCCATGTACTTATAGCCAACGCTAACGAGCTTGTTGCCGAAATAAGGTAAGGGAGTAAATCCACCATTAGTCTTCTCCTTGTGTGTTGTCTCTACGTCTAGTGTCATGTATATCATATTTTTTTTGTCTCTCTTTCTTTTTATCATACTTCTTTTTATTTGGCATTACTCTACGTCTATTGTGTGCCATCATTAATAGTTTAGCTATTGGGTTTATCTTCTGCATTTTTACGAAGTCCTGATGTAACTATTTTGTTTTGTCTTTGATACTCTGTATGTGCAGCATGACAGTTAGCACAAAGAACTCTACATTTTCTCATTTCATTCTTTAACGCTTCCATAGAATAGTTATTCATCCTGCTTATAATTTTAAATTTAGTTTTAGGATCTATGTGATCAAAGTGTAACGCACACGCATGTTTTCTATAACCACACAATTCACAACCCAAAAAAAGTTTTACCCTTTTCATAAATCTTTTTCTATGTAAGCTAGTATTCTTTTTAGATAACTGCTTTTTCTTTTTAGTTGACTCTTTAATAATATACTCCATGCTCTACATCTATATTACAATTCAACATACCATGCCAACCATTTATTTTATTTTTTGATATGCATATATGTCGCACTATATTCTCAACTTCACTTGAACCTGTCTTACCTATGCCCACTATTACATCAGCTTCTCCTGCTTTGCCTGTCTTACTATTGTCAAGCATTGCGTAATCAATGAAGGCTCTATCGTGGGCTTCATAACTTGCTTGGGAAACTGCCCACAATAAAAGATTACCACGCTTTGCAACTTCTCTAGCAAGTATGTAAATCTCTTTCAATCTTTCATCCCCACGACCAAAGTCACCTCTTACTTTAAACTTATCCAACTGATCACAAAACATTATGTCAGGCTTGTTCAATTGTGCATAGTCATTTACCTCTTCAATAGATGTTCCAACTGAATCCATAATCCGTAAGTATGGCTTTATTTCTTTTCTGTACAAATCTATATACTTCTCACGATCTGTATTTAGTTCTTGTTTTGTCACGTTAAAGTAACTTTGTATAATCCGTAGTTTTATGTTTACGGCAGGTTCTTCATTAGCCCAGTAAACAACTAATCGTTTTTGTCGTATATAACTGGCACATAAGAACGCACAAAATGTCGTCTTGCCCACCTCTGGTCTGGCAAATATGATACCTAAGTTACCTCTCCACATACCTTGCAGTACGTCATTAATGATGCCCCAATCAAATGGGAAGTCTGGTTGTCCAGCACCATGATCAAGCAACTCTCCAAGATCCATGTCAACTTCAGTATATGTCGTTTTGTTTTCCATACGACCATCTTCAACTGTATCCATAATGCGTTGCAATTCACCAAAGTCTTCATCCTGTCCTGTAAATATAGATATAGCTTTCTCACCAATGATCCTTGCTCTGTCACGCAGCCAAAAGTTTTTGACCACATCCATCTGTAAGTCGTGGTTGTTTGCATCAGGTGGTAATGAGTCAACTACAAGAGATAGTTCTTTCTTTGAGGAAGATGGCATCGCAGGATGTTTGTCAACATGCAATGCAAACAGTTCATCTTTTGTCAGGTCTTTCTCATAGTTAGTATGTGCAAGTGAAATAGTTCTGAACAATTCTTTTAACTGTCCAGAAAACATTTCATCATCAAGTATGTTTTTTACTTTGTTAAAAAAGTCGTGGTTTAAACAAAACCCTATGACTTTATGATCAATCGATATGTTTTCTAATGATTCGTTCACGTTCGTTATCCTTTAAGTTTTTCAGATCATCTGTTAATATTGCAACTTTGCAGTTCACATAATGTGAAATCTTTTTTGTCATCTCCATTGCCTTGATTGTCGCATCTTTGTCAAGTGCAACTACAACATTTTTATACTTCTTAGCAATGTCAACGTGCTGTTGCAATAAGTTAGTTCCCATCAATGCTAATGATGAAACTTTGTCAGCTATGCTACACGCAGATGGACAATCTTCTACAATAAAAATATTGTCACTATTGTTATGTATATGAAATCCAAAGTTTGTCTTTCCATATCTATACCACTTTGGCTTTTTGTCAGCCAATGTTCTCCCTATTGCATCAACTACCTTACCCTTGTCCTTTACAAGAAATGTCACTCTGTCAAAACGAATATCATACATAATGTCAACACGATTGTCTAAATACGCTTGATACGAATTAACTGAACGTACGTAGTCAGTCGCCTTTTGATTACGAGATAAAGGAACAAAGGTAGTTGGTAGTTGAAAGTCAACAAAGGAGGTATGTTTTATACTTGGCTCAGACTTCTTTTCAAACACCATTCGAGAATTAATTTTTGTCAGCCTTTTACCTGTCACACCTTTGACATCGCAATCAGCATAAAAACAGTTGTACATTCTCTCATAACCATTGTCACTAACACTCAACGTATTCTTCTTATGGCACGATGGACAATCCATTCTTAATCGCCCATTGGGTTGCAAAGCCAAATCTTCAATAAATGTTTTCACCCAAGTATAACTCATAAATGCAAAATTAAATCATAACAAAAAATATGTCAAATAATTTTTTTTTATTTTTTTGTTGACAGATAGTTTCCTATGCTTATTATCATAGTTCAGAGGTTCAACCCAATAGAGAAAGGAAGGTCTATGACCCAATATTATAGTAATACTAAAGATGAATTAATAAACATCAACGATATGCACCATCAACACGTATGGTATGCATTTAAAAAACTTTGCGACAGATTAGAAGAATTAGCACTAACTGAAAAAATATGGAAAGAATGGTTCAATCCTACAAGAATACAAGATGACAATATTCGTAAAGGATATATTCGTAAAGATGTATACGAATTGTTGTTTGATAAGTGTGAACGACAAGATCGTACAATCGAGCATTATCTCAATGAGAATAGCAAACTAAAGAAAAATGCTAATTCTAAATCTGTATTTAAACTAGAGAAAGAAGTATCTAGATTAAAACAACAGATCAATCGTATGTATAAAGATCAAAAGCATATAGGACATCGATATACATTTTCTAATATTCCTAATGATGATAATGGGCAATCACTTGTAAAGGCAATGAGGTTTTATTTAAATAAAGATACGTATAGTATGCGAGTAAGAGGACAATACTTAGATAAGACTAAACTGTCTAAAGGAGAAAGTTGGAGAACATATGATGATGGTCAACCATTAAGTAAGTCTAAATGTATCCGTCTGTATATAGATAAGAAAAGGGAGAGTGCATAATGACTAAAAGGGAACAAAAACTTTTAGATGAAATAGTTGAACAAAGAAGTTTGCTAAGAAAAACAATTAAAACTCTTTCTGAAGAAAATGCTAACTTTAAAGAATTAGTTAAGTATACCATTGAAGATATATCTGATTTGTTTTGGGAGTATGATCGTATGTCTTCAAGTGGTCAAGAAACTCTTGATCGCTTGTCTAGAATGTATGCAATGCAATATGAGCAAGAAAGAAACTTTCAAATATATGGAGGTGGTCGTAATGAGAGTGTATAGTGCATTTAATGGCTTTAGTGGTGGCAACGTTGCTCTTGATCGAGCAGATAGAAAAGTAACTACATACTTAGCAAGTGAAATAGATAAATGGTGTAATGCCGTAACTAGATACAACTACCCCAATACAAAATTTATTGGGGACATAACTAAGATTAATCCAAACAGTATAAAAGATATTGATTTGATGATAGGTGGTTCGCCTTGTCAAGACGTATCATTCAGTGGTAAGGGTAAAGGTTTAGTTGAAGGTGAACGATCTAATCTGTTCTTTGTATGGTTGGAACATTTGAAGACAATCAAACCAAAGTATTTCTTGTTGGAAAATGTAAAGATGAAAAAAGAATATCAAGATATGATTTCTGATGCTCTTGGTGTTCAGCCTATGATGATACCATCTAGTCTTGTCAGTGGACAAAAGCGTGATCGTCTGTATTGGTTTAATTGGAAGTGTGACTTACCAAAAGATAAAGGTATCTATCTACAAGATATAGTTGAAGATGGAGCAGTTGATCGAGATAAGTCTTTCTGTATAGATGCAAACTATTGGAAAGGTGGCAATCTTAAATCATACTTTACAAAGAATAGACGACAGTTAGTATTTGATAATCATAGGTGTATCCAAGTTGGTATAGCAGATATAAAGGGACACGATATTCTCAAGCGAGTGTATTCAAGAGAGGGTAAAGCACCAACACTCAATACAATGAATGGTGGTAATCGAGAACCAAAGGTTGTGTGTGGACAGATGATAGGTCGTAAGATCAATCCTAAAACAGGTAAACGAGATGACTACAATCCTAACATTAAAACTGAGCAACGCATTGAGTTGAAAGGTGATGGTAAGAGTGGTGCTTTGACAACTGTGCAGAAGGATAATCTAGTTG